CAATTCCAGAACCACCGTTTCCAGAGTTCGTATTGTTACCAGAAGTTGTACCAACACCATGAGCACCATTACCAGTATTTGCGGCTTCGTTAGAAGAGTTTGTTGTTGATTCGTAACCATTACCACCTCTTGCGTATGTTACGTTTGAACCAGTTCTAAAATTATTTGCACGACCAACACCACCAGCTGCAGTACCACCATTTGCGGCCGTACCAGCACCACCGGCACCACCACCGCCACCAGAACCACCACCAACATAACCGCCACCAGCACCACCAGCGTTTCCGTATCCAGTTACATTAGTTGTTCCAGAGTATGCGTCTTGTGTTGATGTACCAGCAGGTTTTTGTGGTTCTGCACCACCAGCACCAGAACCACCATTTCCACCAACAGTATCATAATCTGGCCCGGCACCACCACCAGTACCAACAAAATTATTAAAAGAACTATTTCCCCCAGCAGAAGCAGGAGCAGATACATTTGTTGACTTTGCACCACCAGCACCAACTACTACTTCATAACTACCAGCAGAAAGTGTTTGAGAAGTTCCTACGACCATACCACCAGCACCACCACCGCCAGTTGCACCTTGTTGACCTTCAGCAGCGGCAGAACCACCACCACCCCCAACAATAAGGAAGTCAATAGTTAAGTTACCAGTTGTAAAAAATCTTTCAGTTCCAGATAGAAATGTATGTACTCTATATCTACTACCACCACTAGAGTATTCAGTAATAGTTCCACCAACTCCAAAAGCAGGAACTTGACTACCAGATTGTTTTACAGCTGTTACAGCACTATTAACAATTTGGTCAGTATTAATTGCATTATTAGCAACCTTTGCGTTTGTCACTGCGTCATCAGCAAGTTTTGCAGTTGTGATTGAACCGTCTGCAATATCTGCTGTTGCAGATGTTGTTTCGTTATTTAAATACTCTGCGAGATTTTTTGCGTTAGTTGCCATTATACTTGATACCTCACCATTATGTTTGAACTATTTAGTGGAGTGAAAGTGAATGTCAAAGTGACACCACTAATTCCGTAGTCCGTTGTTGGTTGCATACAAACACCATTGTAAAATACAAATGCGTCATTGACAGGCACTGCGGTAGAAAGAGTAAATGCAGTTGCAGACCCATTACCAGTAAAGGTATCTAACTGATAACCTGTGCTTCTTCTTTGAACACCACGAAACCCAAGATGTTTCACTTCAATCTCTGCACTGTTAGCAGGAGCAGATGTAAATGTTAAAGTTGTACCAGACACACCATAGTTTGTTGATGATTTTTGAAGAATACCATCAACGAAGACCATTAAACTATTTGCGTTAGTTGGTGATTCACTTAATGTAAATGCAGTGGCAGACCCATTCCCTGTGAATGTATCAGTTGGAAAGGTTTTTAGTCCTGCCTCTAATTCGTTGATACCAACTGAGCCAGGAGCGGGTTTTCTGGTATATGTTCCAATACCATGATGTACCACATAAATCTTTTCACCATTAGCAGGCGCAGAATCAAACTTTAGAATTTTAGGAAGATTGTCACTGTCATCAATAATGGTGTATGCAGAAGTAGGTTCTTGAACAATGTTTGATAACACGACCATAACATTATCCTCGTTACCGCCAGGCACCTCATTCGTTAGAGTGAACTGAGTAGCAGAACCGTCACCTGTAAAATCCTCTTTGACAAAGGATGGACTTAACCTATTTGTTGCTTGTACACCAATATAAGACATTACGTTACTTCCTGTAGAATTCCAGCGACAATATCACAAGTGCCTGCACTTGCGTATGCGATTACCTTATCGTTTGAATTTAGAACGACCTTCTGACCAGCAACCACTTTCAGAGTAGCACTGGCAGGAACAGGAGCATCTTTTACGATGTGATATGCCTTGTAGATTAAGATTGTTCCACCAGCAGAACCGTTTGCTGCACCAGAGTTTTGTGCGTATGTAAATGTTGTTGCACTTGGTACGGATGCTACCTTGTACACACCATTCACAAAGTTTGTTGATGAACCTGTAACATTCACATACATACCGACCTTTAGTCCGTGTGCAGATGCAGTTGTTACCGTTGCAACGTCTGAAGAAGATGCAATACTAGAAATCGTTCCTAGTGTCGCACTTGTGTCTTGAATAAATGCAGATATCGTGATACCAGATGTTCCAGTGTTCGCTGCGTCCAGTTCGATGAGAATCGAATTGACTCCACTTGAACCGTTATTCGCAGTATAAACTGTTTGCGGCCCAGTTGAAGTATCTGACGCATCCGACTGATAGAACTCACCAGCAGTCACAATACTTGCAAAACTGTTTACGAAATTGTTTGCCATTTTTACCTTCCTGTTATCCTAATGCAACGGCAAGAGCAATACCAAATCCTTCAGTAGATATTACTCCACCGATTGATGGAAATGTTAATGTTCCTGTCATTCCACTGTTTGAAATACCTGTCACGATATTAACTGTATTTGCTAATGCAAAAGTAACTTGATTATTACCGTCACTAGCGGTTGTTATTTGATTTGCAGTTCCTTGAAAGTCAAGAGATTCATTCTCACTTACAGAACCAGCAGAACCACTATCAGCGGTAAAATCCAAATCAGTACTATTGACCGCTGTGTTCAATAATGTGATTGCTTCTACAACATCTGTCGCAGATGCGATAATTCCAGACGCACCTGTTATACCAGCGATATCGCCGACATCAGTTGACAGTTCATTAAATTCTACTCTCCACTCTTCAAAGGTGAAGGATGCTGGTGCGTTTCTATCTGCCATCTTTTTCTACCATTTGCAACAAGAGACTTTTTATCTCATGCATTTCTGACTTTAAACTATTTATCTCTCTTGTCGCATCCCTTAATTCATCTTTTTGTTTTTGTGCATTCCTTGACCTTTCGACTGCTGCCATGTAAGCATATCTATTTGTGTTTACAATTGCAGTTGAACCCATGTCTCTGACAAGGTGTTCGTGTCCTTCTACTTTTAGATAATCAGTCATTACGTTGCCAATGCGATTGCTCGCAAGTCCTTTATTCTTGGTGGTTCTGAAGAATTGACACCTTGCATTCTAATCTTGATTGCAAATGCGATAAACTCTTCTAGGTCATTTTGAGTGTACTCATATTCAATAAAGTCATCAGCAGTTGTTGATTCGTTTGCAGTAATATCTGGGCCACCAGTTGAGTTAAAGTATCTCCAACCAATTTCATCAAAGTCTGACGCATCGTCTGAACGAAGTATCTTATACATTAGTTGAATTTCTGCACCAGAGAATCTTACTGCACTATGAAGAACCTTTATCGAAGTAGCAGGGTTCTGTAGTGTAACTCTCTTAGTGCAATAGATTGTTTCGTTACTATCACCATCTGGTTCTATTGGAGCAACATAATCTGTTGTAGGAAATACATCAGAAGCACTATCAATATTATTTAATCTGTTTGTAAATGCAACAACTGATTTTCTGTCCAAGTCAATTACAGGAGACAGATTTTCTTTTGTTGTAGACATTGTAAAATCTAAGAACATTGACTTACTACCAGCAAGTTCATTTGTTTCGTTGATTGGTGATGCAACCAGTTTTGGAGCATCAAAGAAGAAGTTTTCACCGATAGTAATCGTTTCTGCATTCTGTTCAGTCAATGCAGCAGTACTATAAGATGATTGTGAACCACTTGGTGATGTGCCAGTTGTTGCACGAATAGTTCCTTCAATCTTTGTATCTGGATGTTCTACCACTGGAACGAGTGTTTGAATACCATCCATCATTGCATTTTCAGTTGCAGTTACAGATAATCCACCACTTGTACTATCAGTATCAGATGCAGTAGTTGTAGTGATAACATAACTGTCAATTCCAATATCAGATATGGAAGTGTGTGTCTTATTGATTTCAGTCAAAGGCACATTATTGATTTGATATAATTCAACCGTTGCACCAGAACCGTGTGCCGCAGCAGTTGTACCATCTTGTGCTCGTGACAGTGATGTAACATTAGTACTAGAGATAGTACCTGTCATAATCTCATCACCAATCTTCAAGTGAATAGAACCAGAGGTTGCACTTGATGGAAATCCATTAACATTTGTAAGTGCAAGCGATGTCGCACTGTTAGTGATTGCAGCATTCAGTGTCGTTGTGATACCAGAACTAACTCCACTAATAGTGACATTACTATCTGAGTCATACATATGGTGGTCACGATGTGTCACCTTTACTTTTTTGTTTATGTTATTAGTAGCAGAAGAGAAGAACTGTAATGGGTCTTTCTCAAGTGAAGCAACAGGCAAGTCATCGTTTACCAAAGTTAGTTTGGCATTAACATTCGTTGAGAATGATGCACGATACAATGTAAACTTCAAGTCTTCAAAATCATACGCAGTCCAAGTTGAGTTGTTCTGTGACTTGAAGAGAACACCCAAGTAAGGTTGTTCTGAAATCATACGATTGGCACCGACATCCTTTTCACCCATTCTTGAAATCCAAGCAAGGTACTTATCTGAATCTGTTTGTAGAACAATTGCAACTTCAACACCATTCTTTACATAGACAGGTGAGTCAAAGTGGAATGTAGTGGGTACAGAACCATTAGGTCTTCCCAAACTTGTATTTGTTGGTAGTCCATACTTTGCACCAGATACAGTTGTAAATGCAGCTTGACCAACCGTCATAGATGTGTCACTTGCAATCGCAGTAATTTTTACGCAGTGAGTACCACCACTAAGATACGCACCTTCAATCTGAACCTCATCACCAACATGATAATCTGTAGTAAATGAAGTTCCAGAACCAGTAACCGTTGCAGAACCAGCAGTCATTGAAACTGTTCCATCGAAAAATGGTGGTAATGTTTTAGATGCAAAGGGAAGAACTTTTGTGGTTGGATAACCAGTATTCATAGTTCTAATCTGACAAGTCACAGGAATGTTTTCATCCTTCTGTGAGAAGAATACATCAATCTTTGTAATATATTCTCCACCCTCTGCTTGTGGCATAATTGATTGTGCTAAGGGATCCCACCATCCAACGACTGCATCTCTAGTGGATGTGTCTGTAGTTGTTCTACTATCTGTCACTGCTGTTCTTACAACATCTGCATTTCTAGTTGCAATGATTGTTTCTTGAACTGTATTTAAAATACCAGTTGCAGAATAAGTTGCCTGTGCAAATGATTCTGGTTCTGGGTCAGATGAGTTGGTGGAAGATGTTGTGAGTCTGAATACTCTTTCACCAGTTCTAAAACGTGGATTACCTCTTGTGTTAGGATTTGGAATTGCGAATACACCAGACACCGCACCAGAAGCAGATGTTACAAGATTACCACCAAGTGAACCACCTGTTGGTGTAACATATACAGAGACATTCTGTTTATCAAAAAATGGATAAACTCTCATAAGAGGTTTCATACCTGTTACAGAGAATGTAACATTTCTTGCACGAATGAAAGGAACAAGTGCTCTTGATACTATCCTATCACCTTGTGACTCCCTGTCGATACGAGGAACAACATTGGTGTTAATGCCCCGTCTTGTCTGTCTAGTAGTTGTGGTTGTGGTTGTTCTTTGAAGAACCGCACGACCTCTAGGTTGACCAAGGTTAATAAATCTATGTTCTCTACGTCTACCACCTGTTGTAGTAGTTGTACCAGACCACTGAGTTTGCCATGCGTTCCAAACCGTACCGATTGCATTTCTATTCTGTGCAAAGACGGTATCGAAGTTACCTTCACGGTTGATAACCAACGCAGGCGCTCTTTCTGTTTCAAACCACTCATCACCAGATGGAGAAAGTTTACAGATACCTGTCCAAGTAAAGTTAAGAACAGGATTGAGGTTTTCAACCCTACTTGCGTATGAGTTTTGAGCAGCAACTACATGAGTATATGGGAGAGTAATCATATCTCCTGTTTTCTGATAGTTGTCATTTGTTCTCTGTGCATCAGTAGTATTCTCTTCTGAAAGAGTAACACCCTTCATCTTGTACTGTGGACGAAGTTCACCAAGTTCCATGTCCATAGAGTTTCTATAGTCTGGATGTTGAACATCACCAGTAGAGTGACCCTTAAAATTGTCTACAAGGAAACCAGACTTGAATCTGTTCAGACCATTTGCGTCTAGAACCTCAAGTGACTGGGCCTCTTGTTCTAATAAGTTTAGTGCAGTGTAATATTCTACATTCTCAATACGTTGTTCAAGTTTACCGATATCACGCATCGTGTATCTGCGATTATCTTCTTTGGTAAGTTTCGCATCATCAATGTCTAACATATATGCTGGGAATGTCAACTCTGCAAGTTTCATTGCATTCTCAACTGGTTTCGGTGCGTCTGGGTCTTCTGCTGGAGTACCAGATGCAACTTTAAACTCACCTTCAGAAGTTAAGAATAAACTATCAACACGACCAAGGTAGAATTCAAAATCGTATCCGATATTTGAATTGTCTTTTGGTATGAGAACATTGTGACCACCTGTACCTGTAAAGGTTCGTGAACCAAAATCAAAGGACATAGATGTTACCTTCTTGGTTGCAATACCTTGACCGCTTGTTGCAGAGGTCATAGTTGCATCGGCAACTCTTGGTCTAAAGTCTATTGTATTTCTTAGGTCAAATTCACCAGAAGGTTCACGAACCTCTGGGTCAACTCTTGTTGCAGTATATGTTGGTATTTCTTTATAGTCAATACCATAGGAGTCAACAGTAAAGAAGTCACCAGCACCATGTTCAAAGTAATTGTAAACTACAAGAAGTCTACCTGTAGGAGTAACCGCATTACCCTTTCTTACAATCCTTGCGATATCATAGAAGTTATCTCTTTGTCCAGTATCAAGGACAAATCTTTCTGTAATGTTATTAGAACCGTCTGTCAATACATCAATTGTTGCAAATGCACTTGATGTTTGACCAGTTACCTTTTCACCAGATTGGAAGTTTCTATTGTTTAATGTAACATAACACAATACACTACTGCCTGGGATTACAAGAGCTCTTGCACCAGACGTTGCACCAACAATAAATTCTCCCTTGGTAAATACACCAGATTGACCAGTGACCGTAAACTGTGGAAGGGTTGGGTCAGCACTTGCATCCTCTGAGTCAAAGACTGCCCAGAGTTTGTATGCGTCTGCGACCCCAAGTGAAACATCTTTGTGATGTGCAGATGTGCCATATTCAGCTCCACCAGCAACACCATCGTTATCAACAAGACATACAGATGCAAGTTGTGCTGTCTTTGGAGTTTCAGCACTTGCAGTTCTTGTCACCGTTGTGACTAGTTTACATTTAATGTTTGCGGCAGGAAACGCATTTGTGTTTGTGATTGTAAGTGTGTTACCAGATGCATTGAATGTTGTGTTAGATGAATTCAAATTAATAAGGTCACCAGCAGCGGCACCAGAACCACTGTTCGCAAGAACCGATACTACGAAATCTGTATTTGATTTTGCACTAAAGGTTTCATTTGAATCAGCAGTCACGATTAACTGACCACTGTTTGTAGAGTTTACCACAAACTGTCTACGGAAAGTTGCCGAGGTGACAGATGCGCTACCGTTAGTATCAGTCTTCAGTGTCTTAACATTATTTTTTCTTAATTTTCTAAGAAGAAGATTTTTGTTTTGGTCTTGAAGGTTTACACGTTTTCTTGTTGCAGGCACAGTCGTTGTTGCAACGCCTGGCGCAACGGTAACTGCAAGAGTATCATCATCCGTGATTGTGTTTACAATTCTATCACCGACACCAGCAATATTGATAACATCACCGGCACGAAGTTCAGTTACAAACTTAGTTCCAAAACCAGATACGGTTGTACCAGAACCAGCAGTTGAAACCGTACCACTTAGTGAGAATGATGTATCAAGAACTGTGTCAGCAGAAAAGTCTTGACCACTATCTGGGTCATCCATGAATACCTGTTTAACTTTATCAAAAGTATTAGTAACAATAGCAGAGATTGTCAAGTCTGTATTTGAACCGTTTTCAAGAATTTCATCAGCCTCAGAAGATGATGTTGTAGAAACCTTTTCACCAGTATTGAAAGAACCAACAACATTGATTAGTTCAATAACAGTGTTATTTGCACTATGAATAAAACCTGTCGCACCAGATGTTACACCTGTGACCTTTGCACCTACAGTGTTACCAGCAGATGGAATACCAGACATTGTAAGTTTGGTAATCATACGAATATCAAAAAGGTAAAGGTTAAACTGAGATGTTAGACCAGTACCAGAACCACTAGCAACCAATGCATCACTAGTACCATCTGTACCAGAACGATGTTCAAATGCTCTTGCCCTTGCGACCCCAATCTCTAAACCAGCAGCCTGTCCTCTTGTTGCAGTCGCAGTATCCCTTAATGAAATCTTTTTATATGGGTCAGTCACCTCACCAGTAATAAATGGTGATAGGTCAGGCGTACCATATACTTTGGTTACCTTTGTAAAGTTACCAACCTCAGCAGGAGTGATTGCGCCTTTAAATTCTTGAGAAGTTCTTGGTTTGGGAATATCAATAAATGTGGGGGATGCGGTTTCAATTTCGTATCCACGAACATATGCCTTTCCAGGCGATATTTGAACTGCCATCAAACCTTCATTGGTAGTTGCACCTTGGTCAGTTGTTGTTCCAGATGCATAGACACCTTCATTCAAACCATCATCAAGTGACTCACGAATATCCACACCGAAAGGACGTACAGAGTAATCACCAGATTCATCAAATGTTCTTCTTGCGAGTGTTTCCCCAAGTACAGAATATTCTGTGTTTCTAACAATCTCTTCAATGACACCATTTTTCACACGAAGGACTTCTATAAAATCCTCATCTTCAGCAGAACCAATTGGAAGTTTTGCAAGAGTAAGAGTTATCTTTAGTCGATGAGCACCCTTTGCATTTACGTTAGAAGAACCTTGTGCATTATCCAAAAGAGATGAATCTACTTCTGGGGTTTGAAGGGTTTCTGAAATGTTAAGACCAATTCTATAAGATGGAGTATTTGTGTATTTGTCAAGAACAATTCTTTGTGCAGTTACACGAACAAACTGTCCACGAACAAAGTACACACCCTCTTCTATGTTTGCGGCAGAACCAGTTGCAGTTGCAGAGGATGCCTGTAATGTTGCAGAAGATGAGTTTGCAACGATACCACCAACTACACCGTTTGCTTGAATCTGTTCGTTGTCAGAAAATGTTGTTGATACATTGTCTGAACCAGTTGCAGTATACTTGACATAAAGAGTAAGAGGGTCAGTAGTTGTTGCAAGGTCAAACCCCACAACCGTTGCTTTAACACCAGATGTTGCACCAGTGATTGTCTTACCTACATAGTCTGCGGCATAACCAGATACGGCATTTGAATTGAATGTTGACTGAAGTTTGACGGCGTAGTATTCATTAGTAAAACCAGTTTGGCCTGGAATTACCATCGCACCTTCTTTGAACATATGCGTACCAAACTTTTCAATTTGATTTTGCAGTATGGACTGAAGTTGAGTTAACTCTCTTGCTTGAACGGCAAAGCCTGGACGAAAGAGAACACGATGAAAATCGTCTGTGGTGTCAAAGTCATCGTAATACGGTGACACATTCAAATCGGTTTTTTGCATATCTTAATATTCCACTACTACTTTAATGTCTTCTGTTTGGTCTGATGCTCTTGAAATTGCTCTTCTGTTCTCTACATAAATTACTTCACCACTGTCTCTGTCAAGTTCTGGCGATGCATATCCACTTACGAATACTACACCATTAGTAGTTGCAGAGTGTCCAGTATCAACAGCATAACTTGCACTTGATGACCCACCAGTAACCGCAGCATTCGTAGAGAATGGAGTTAAGTTTTTATTAGCATCAAGTCCATATGAAGAATATTTTTCTTGAACATAATACAGAATTTTGTTAGTTGCATCCCACTCAATTACACGACCTTGGGCCCCAGTTGTTGCCTGTGTAATAAGTTCGTCTACTTGATAGTTAGTACCAATTGTACCAGCAATCTTCAATGCATTGGTTGTCCTTGCAGTTGCAATACTTGCCGCAGAACCACCAGCATTTGGATTTTTCAAAATACCAACTCTTCTAAAATCGTTTACCTGTGTTGCATCTGAATCTGCTGGTTCAAACTTTCCTTGAACCATGACGTAATGTCCACCAAGTTCTTTAACATCATCTGTACCATGACCACCAGCAGGCTCAATGATAGGAGTGATTGAACCAGCGGTTGCACCATTCCAAGACGTTAAGGTTGAACCAGAAATAAGTGTTGTTGCATTTGCATTTGTATAGATGTTAGTACCAGCGAGGTCAACGACTGCGAAGGAATATCCTACACCAGCATTCTGCATACTTGTTCTCGTTGCACCGTCACCAAACTCTTGAATTGTACCACCAGAGACAACCAGTTTAATGATTGCAGTTGTCGTACCATCACCACGAACCTTTGTGTAGAACGTGCCGTTTGGATATGATGAACCACCACTTGTTACCATAACAACACTTATTGGACGATTAGCGGCAGAGTTTGCAGTAATCGTTACAGGCATAAAATCTGTGGTCAAGAAGTTTTGAACTTCTGAAGTTGTCAAAGAGTACATGAACTTGATGTAATAGTTTGCATCATGCCAGAACGCCCCAGTTTGTTCTGAAGTTGGTTCAGAACCAGAAATGTTTGCTGCACCAGTTTGAAGTTGGTCACCATTATACAATACTTTGTATACACGATTTGCTGAAGTCAAAAAGTAAAATGTAGATTCATAAACTGAATTTGCACCACTTGACGAAGTTGTTTTTGATGGGTAGTTTCCTGTTGTTGTTCCACCAGAGATATCGTGACGATACATATCAAAGGCAGATGATGTTGAATAATTCCTACGAGGAATTGCAAAAGTTGTGTTGGTTGAACCAATTAATTTTGCAGCAAGCATATCATCCCAATAATATGATTCTGGTGCAACACTATCTACAGGAGCAGGGGGAAGACTATCTGAAGCTGCACCCTCTGATGTCCAAGGTTGTGATTTACCTACGAACATATAATACTTGTCTGTACCAAAAGAATCCTTAAATGATTTGGCACTAGACTGTCTAAATTTTTCTGTGATAATTGCTGCCATTGTTTTTTCCTATAATGTTATTTAGTCTGCATCTCTTTGTTTACGATTTTTGTAATCACTTCTAGAAATAACAAGTGCAACAAAGTCTGCCTGATTTGATGGAATTGGGTCTGTAAAAGATTCATCATTCATTAACTTTGTTGTCCACTCTTGTTGCATACGCTTCCAAGCATTATTAATTTTACCATCTACTGCACCTTGAATCCATTCATCAATACCAGCATTGTCTGTGTCATTATACAAATCGTTTGATAAAATTTGTTGTTGTAAGTCTGTTAAACTTACTGTTTTAGTATGTGTTGCCATTTTTAATCTCCTTTAAGATTGCATATTTCAGCATGGGTTATAATAGTAAACATCCACTGATTTGTGAATCAGAATGAATATCTGTTTGTGCTCCACCAGATGATACATAGGTTCTGAAGAAACAAGTATCATTTGCATCCATATCTGCAATCACTGAACCAGAAACACTAAAGTTTGAATCAGAACTCATAAACGCAGATGGATTCCAAGTTTGTTGATATTGTTTATTACTTGTCTTAATTGTTACATCAAGGGTAGTATGACTAGCATCTAATTGTGTGTAATACAACAAATAACAGAATAAGTACTTTCCAGTAACAGGAGCAGTAAAAGTATTTCCAGACAAATGACCACCAACATCAAATCTTTCAGATGATAAAGTTATTGTAGTTTGTGTTGTTAGAGGTATATTAGTTGTGGTTGCAGTTGCACTAAAAGCAGGTTGTCTTGGTAAGGTAGTACGGCCAAGTTCATCAATTCGCATACTTTCATTTTCGTCTGTATCAAATCTCATAAAGTTACCTGTGTGGTCATAATAAATACGACCAGCCGAATCGTTTGATTGGTCACCAAATCGAAGTTGACTGTTTGCAGTATTAGAACCAGCACGAAGAAGCAACATTCCTCTATTAGAACCTTGACCCTTTACAGTAATATCACCAGTAGTTCCAACATTGAGAATTTCTGTTCCTGCTGGTGAAAGTGTCATCGCAGCAGAGGAAGATGCTATATCAGTAACATTTCCAAGTTTTGCTGTAGTTACAGCATTATTTGCAATATCATCTGTTCCGACTGTACTGTCAAGAAGAGCACTGCCCCTAATCCTATCAATGGCCATTGTCTACCCCTTATGCGATTGTACATCCAGTATTTGAAATCAGAGCCCATCCACCAGTTGTATTATAAATTAACATTACACTGTCACCTACATCATTAAATGTAATAGTTGAACCGTTTGCAAAAGTTGCTGGAGTTAGAGTTCCATCTCCACCGTCTGCAACCATTGTAATAGTTTTAATCTGACCGTTTACACCGTTTGCAAGTGTTTGTGCTTGAGCACCAGTAGTTGTCAATGCAGTGTGTAATGTATTAAGTGATACTGCACCAGCACCAGAAAGTGCTTGAACAGTTGCAACAGTTTTTGCACCACTCAACAATACGTTTGGAGTTGCTCTTGCAGAACCACCATCTAGAGGTAACATGAAGAAACCACTATCACTTGCAGAGTGTGGTTGACCCATTAGAGTTTGACCATGAGTATTGTTCTCACAGTTTAATTTAACTGCACCTTGGTTGTTTGAACCACCAGTTGAACGAATAGTTACATGACCAGTTCCTTTTGGAAGTAATGCAAGGTCAACATTGGTTTCACCAGATGCACCAATGATAGGTGCAGTTGATGTTGATGCAACAGCAGAACCACCAGTAGCAGCGTTAGTAATTTCAATTTCGTTTACCGCACTTGCAGTTTCTTGGAAGATGACTTGTTCATTTCCATTAGAGTCTGCAATGAAACCAGCGTCTGCAAACTTAGGTGCAGTTAAGGTTTTACCCACCAGAGTTTCGGCAGCACCAACAAGAGATACAGTACCAGTTGCATCAGGCAAAGTAATCGTTCTATCTGCTGTTGGGTTTGTAACTGTAATAGTAGTTTCATTTGCATCAGCAGATGACCCTTCAAGTACAATTGATGAATCTGAAAGTGATAATCCAGAAACAGTTGGTGAAGTTAAGGTTTTATTTGTTAATGTCTGAGTTGCGGTTAATAGTGCAACTGTGTCAGATGTAAGAGTAGAACCGTTACCTAGTTTGGTGTAGATTTCTACAAAGTTGTCATTAATCTTGTCTCCACCAGTTCTGAGGTCATCACCAGTACCGTCATTAGCGGAAGAACCAAGACCAAGTGCTTGATATGCCATTTTAGTTATCTCCTAATTAGATTCTTTCATTTATTTATGTAGGTTACGCACCTATATCAAAAGTTTTGTTCGTATTATCAAGACTGAAACTGGATGAGTCAAATCTCTCAAACACTGGTATATTAAATGAGTTATCAAACTTATTTATACCGCTGTCAAAGGACACATTGGTGTCACTGAAGTCCACATTATAGTTTCCTCCAACATCCCTTGGAACTGCATCACCACCAGAACCATCAAACTTAACAGACGAACTATCAAAGGTGAATCCAGTATCACTGAACAATGTAGTAACCCCTGTCTCGTCAAAAGTTTCAAAGGTTGTATCGAATGTGATGAAGTTATTATCAAACGCATTTGTTCTAGCAGAACCAGAGATTTGTATCTCGCCAGGGGGTGGTATATTAATTTGAGTTGTAAATGCAGCTGGTGGTATAGTAAATGTTTCCCCATCGTCAAATGTAAAAGTATTACTATCGAACTTAGTTCCAGTTTGCGAAAACCCACCTTGTCCTGTTGCGTTTCTCACTGAAACTTGATTAATTCTGAAGTTTGCAAACTGTTCAATATTATAGTATGCCCTTTCGTTGTCACCTGTTCTGAAACTTCTTCTCAAGCCTGGATAGTGTGGAAGTTCTGAATCAGACTCAATAGGTTCAACTGCGAAAGCATACTTTGCAAGGTTATCCAACGTAGACCCACTACCCAAGTTTGCGTTTGCACGAATAGTACCAACAAAGATTGTATTAATTCTTGAAAGGGTAAGGTCACGTTCACCATTTGATAAAATTGAATCACTCGCAACTTGTGGTGTTGCACGAAGTGTTGTTCCATCGTCAACCGTACCAAGTCTTCTACCAAAGATAGATGTAAAAGCAGTACGAAGAAGTGATGCAAGTTCTGGGGTGAATGAACCTTCTGGTACACTAAGGTCACCAGCAGTAAACGCATTGATACCAGCAGTTACAGATGATACAATAGAAACCTCACCAAAGACTGCCCAACCAGCAGGGTGGACTGTTCTCTTGATTGCGTTTCTCCAAGTGTTAATTGATTCACCAACCCTTACCACATATGAATAGTCTTGGTAATAGTTAGAGTCTTGAATTCTCATAATGTCCGAAGACACCTTACCACGTTCTGTTAAGAAATCACCACTTGTTGTCGCAACAGTTCCAACAGAAGGTGTGATAGTTGGAGTGTCCACTTGAACAATCTTTGCACTTGCACCAGAGGTTGTAACTGTGTTACCGTTTGCTAAGTTAACAGTTGTATTGATAGAAAGTAATTGTCTTGCACTATCAAATGCAGTAACCGTACCAGAGTGAGATGTTAGTGCATCTCCAATAGAGAATGTTCCTGTAATATCTTTAATAACAGCGTGTCTAAATGCAGTGAAGGTTGGCGCAGAAGAATAATTAAAACCAAAGTTTGTAATCTCAACATCCTTGACTGAACCAACACCACCAGTAGAAATAGGTAGAACTTTACCACCGCTACCAGAGGTTGTGCTGATACTTGAAACGGTTGGAAGTTTTGTATAACCAGAACCACCATTGATTAATCGAATGTCTGTAATAGAACCTTTCTCTGCACTAACACCCAAGTCAACAAAGGTTTGGTCTTCAAGAACTATCTTTGTGCCGTGGTATGAATCATTCTGTTCAATCTGGGTTGCATCTTCAAGAACAATGTGGTCATCTAGTGACATTCCGTATGCAGCAACGTCACCTGTCTCTGGTGCTACTGCACCACCAACAACTCCGACCACAGCAGAAATACCAACACCATCTGTTCCAGTGTTATCAAAATTAATTGCATCACCCACTGCATAGTTTGAACCAGCATCATCAATCTCAATACTAGTAACTGTACCAGAACCTACTGTGTTGATTTTTGCGGTTGCAGTTTGAGAACCAGCAGATGCAATGTTGACTGCTTGACCAGCAGTATAGTATTGTCCTTCATCTGTTGCAGAAACATCTGCATCGACAATAACAGATAGAACTGTAAGCGAAACGTCTTGGTCAGAAACATTTGATATGCCTTGAATAGTTTCACCAGCAACAAATGTTCCTTTTTGTGTATCCGTATCAATCTCAATCTCAACAATATCAGTAAACGCTTCACGAATACCAATCGTTGATACAGGGATTGCGGTTGCACCAGAAGTAACACCACTAATTGTTTGACCGATTAATTCCTCTGCGTTACCAGCAGTTTCGGTAACTCGCATGATACGTCTGGTTGTCCATGTACCATCAGACGCACGAAGCATCTGTTCATTTGGATAAGAGATTGTTGCGTCATCATTGAATAGAAGTCTAAAGAATAACTCATGTCCTTTTCGTGTACCCTTTGAAATGTAAAGGTCACGAATGTTCTTTGTAAGTTTTCTTTTGTCAACACCAGCAGCAAGATTGTCAACAATACCATCTAAGAATGCATCTCTAAAATTATCAAGGAACTTAAAAACAGTTGAGTCTACATTTGCGAACTCAAGAAGTTGTTGAATGTTTTGTACAGGGTTTGCTTTGTAAGTTTGAATTGTACCAGATGAATTAGAAACAGAACCGTTGACAGTCTCACCCAAGATAAATTGATTTTGAGATGAGATAAACAAACGCTTGTTGTCATCAACGTCATCCACCAGAACGGTTGCAGTTGCACCAGATGTTAATCCAGTGATTGTTTCTCCGACAACAAACTTAGCATCTGAATCTTCAAGAACAACATTGTCACCATTCTCATCCAAGACGAAGTTGGTTGAAGTTGTTTCTTGAACAAGATAGTTATTAACCTCACTGAAAGTAACCTCGGCACTTTCAAGGAACTGATAGTATGTTCTAATGAACTGAGAAAATACTGGATGGTCTGACTGAATGAACTCAGGCAGTTGTGTTCTGATTAAGGGTGATAACTTATTTGTCAGCGTGTTGTCATCATAGGACATTATTAGTACCCACTAGAAGTTGAAGCGGATGTAGATTCATATGATGTTGTGGTTGTGTAACCAACACCAGCAGATGCACCACCACCAGCAATTGTATCCTCACTTGAAGTAACTGTTGTATTAGTAAAGTCAATCTGTAAGATTTGATTTCTTACTGCAACAACGTCTGTTGAATTTGGTGTCACAACAATTCTAATCTTAGAAGATGATGCCCCATCAACATTTGAAACTGAAGTGATGTTTAGTGCGGTCAATATAATTTTACCTGTGTTGTAATCAATTGTACCAGCAGTTTCATCTTTATATGTAATGGTTGTTCCGTCTGTATAATAGAACATTCTGATTACACCGTTACCATCATCGTTAAGGAACATCTCATTCGCATCACCAGAGATTGTAAACCCTGTGGATGCAAGAACTCCACCATCAGAACTCATGTGTCCGCTGTGTGGATTGTAGATTGCATTGTTAAATTCTAATTCGTATTTTGTATTTGTGTTCAATGTGGGCGTAAATGATTGACCAAGTTTAACAGTTGTAATATTTGATAGAATAGATTCATCTGTGTCATCAATCAAACCTGTAAGTTGTGAGTGTCGGAACACACCATCGAACTTTTGCAAGTTGTTTGTATCATAGGTTTGCAATGTTGTGGTAACATTACTTACCAAGGTTTCTGCTGTTTTTGTTGTATTCTTTTTATTGTATTTGAATGTAACCCCAAGTCGAATAAAAGTTGTAATGGGGTCAACAATAACAGGAGTAACAGATGCGATTGTATATTCATCTTTCAAGTCTTTTACAATTTGTTCCTTTGCAGAAGCAGTAATAGAACCAGAAGTTGGAACGATTGAAATGTATGAACGACCAAAGACAGGAGTTGAGTTATCCTCTCCACCCCATACCTGTACCGACTTTGTATTTGCGTAAACCTTTGGAATGATTGTCTTGTAATCTTCTGGGGTAACCGCACGACCTTGTGCCGCATAGTCAAGAGGAGCATTCAACTTGATAGATTGAATCGATTCTCTTTCTGCACCACCAGATGCAACGGACACTGTTGTTGTCGCAACATCAGTAACACCAGAGATTGCAGCAGTAGTTGAAAAATTCTTTGCACCATTTGCTGCGGTCTTGTTGGTTACAAGATATTCCATAACCACAACATTGTTATCAGACAATGCACGACCAACAATACCATCACCAAAGTAAATTTCAAATTGTCCATCGTCACACTCCTGTAAGAAATAAACATTTGCAGTAGACCCTGCTTTAGTAATGTCAGTTGCAAGTGTATACGTTGTAAACGCTGAAGCGGATGCATCAGAATAAACCTCTACCTTTAGAGAAGTGGTATCTGCATTTTGATTTGTCAACTTAAATTTCTGGTCTACATTTTTTGTATCAACAACATATCTATTCTTAACCATTGTACCTTCATGAATAGGAATGTTAGAAAAAGATATGATACCGTTAGCAACCGTGGTTTGATAATCTGACAATGTGCGGAATTGATATGATACGTCATCAACACTTGCAGTAAATACTGTGTTTCTTGGAATAAGAGCAGTTGTTAATGTTGATGGAAAGGAGTTTAATTTTACACTAACTGTTGCAGATGGAGCACGAACTGAGTTTGGTGTGTATCCTAAAGTCTTTGCATGAGAAACAACTGACGCACGAACAGATGCGGTATCCAAAAACATTTCGTTTGCAGCCATGTTGACATTCATTGCAAGGTAGTGTGTGTTGTACGCAAGTACATCTAATAGTGCATTGATACCAGAACCCTCAAAGTCATAATCCGTAAACTCATCTTGGTTACGCATGAAAGTTTTTAAGTTCGATTTGATATCATCGAAGTCTAAGTCTGTTACGTTTAATCTTTTGTCTGTAGTTGCCATTATCGTATTCTCTCTAAGTTGAATGACATATCAACAAGCTCTGACGGAGAATTGTCTATGTAAAATTCTACTGTTACCTCATACTGATTGTTGTCAAAGTTTGGATTAACTATAACACCAGCAAGTGTAACCCTTGGTTCAAAGTTTGTGATTGTATCTTCAATCAATTTTCTTAATGTGTTTGAAACAAATGGTGTCATGTTCTCAAACAATAAATCCCTCACACCAGACCCAATCTCTGGATGAAAAGGTTTTTCGTAATGATTATACATTACAAGATTTCTTACACTTCTCTTGATAGCCGCAACATCAGTTAACGGAGTCAAGGTTTGCTTCACTGGATGTTTCGTGAAGTTGAGATTTAAATCTTTGTATACCTTTGCACTACGACTTGATTCGTTAGTCAACTGTGCATCTCTGTATGCGGATTGTACTGCCATCGTTATCTCTCTTTGTATTATTTAGTCTGTTTATCCACCAGCAAAAACATTTCCAGAACCAGATGCAGATGCATTTGGCACCCAAGAACCATGACCACCAGTAGCATCACCTTGTCGATGAACTCCTCTACCATTTACGAATACTGTACCAGAACCAGCAGTTGCTGGGTCACCACAAGAAGTCGTATCACCAATTCTAGTTGTTGATGCACCATTTGTAAATACATCGCCTGAACCTGTTGCGTATGCAGTTTGGTGAAACGGATTTGGTGTAGGACTTGCGTGACCTACATGACTATCTAATCCTACTCTTGTTACAGCGGGCATATCATCTCCTAGTTCAAATCAATTCTTGCGGCATCAATATCCACGTTACCAGAAACCGCTGTGGTTTGATTTCCACTATATGTTTCCGAAACATCTCCAGCGACTGTCTCTGTTTTAACACCACCGTAAATGTGTGCGACAGCACCAACCACGTTTTCGTTTTCAAGACCAAGAATTGTTTTGGTTCTGAATCCTGTTAATGTTGTAGAGTGTGTATTCAGAACAACATTGCTTCCAAATGATTCTGTTACGTTGCCCTTGACAACTTCATTCTTGTTTCCGTCAACTTGAATATCCCAATCACCTTTGATATATGTTTTGCAGTTGGAGTCGATTGTAAGATTGACATCACCTTTAATATTGCAGAAGTTGCTACCAGCAACTATCTCATAGTTCTGTCCAACCACTCTGGTTACCTTGTTTCCGTCTGCATCAATCTCTGTGAATGTACCACTCTTATGTTTCTGATATATTCTTTCCGCATAGGGTGTGTCATCGTACTCAACGATGTGTCCACTCTCTGTTTCAAAAGAACGATTGTATGGATATTCAGTGTTCCTTCTTTTATAAGGAGCAACTCTATCTTCTTTTGTTTCTGGATTGCGACCTTCTGCGTCTGCACCACGGATAGAATCATCCGTAGTCTTTGGTTCTTTCCATGTGATAGCGGTAAGGTCAGTATTTGTTGCCAGTTTGTCTGTCCATGTTGCTGCAATATCCACAGTGAAATCTGCATCACCTAGAATCTTTTTCTCGTTTGCGGTAGGTACTTCTTCTGTTACCGCACCATCTCGTTCTTCTATCTCTGGATGAATATTATTTTCATCATTCTTTGCAAGTCTGGATACGTCACTGTCTTCTGTTCTTAATGGATAGGGCCCATAATCTGGTTTGTATGTGTATGCTTCCTCACTTTGAGTCGCACCTTCATTGCGAGGGTCATTAAAACCTTTATCGACTGTTTGAGATTCGGATGGAACGCCAGGCAATGTTCCGATAACAATTGGTTCTTGCAATTGGTCTGGGTCACGAAAGAAACCAACAACCCAACTACCCTCAACAATGAAAGGCATACCCTCACCTAGTCCACCCATTGAACTAGTTGTTGTGGGCATCATAACCCACGACCAAGGTAAATCTGCTGTTGGGATTTTTTCTACATCGTTTGTGTGATATCCAACACAACGAACACGAACACGACCAAGTTTATCTGGGTCATCTCTATCTTCAACGACACCAGTGAACCAGATGAAACCATCTCTGCCTAAAAAATTCTGCATATTAAAACAATCCTTTATTGGATTATTTATACAGAAAGGGGGAACAAAATGTTCCCCCTTGATTGGCGCATCCTACAGGACTCGAACCTGTGACCTACGGTTTAGAAGACCGTTGCTCTAATCCAGCTGAGCTAAGGATGCATTGTTCTAAATGAATTCTAACATCTTTGGATATGGTGTTCCCATAAGGAACGCATCGCAGATGTCAAACTCAAACTCCTCACCGTCTGGTGTGGTGGCAACGTAGGTTGCTAACTCCTCTGTGGTAACACCCATCTCCTCGCAGTAAGTCTGCATTGCAGAGTAAAAGGTGTTAGAACCAAAATACTTAATAGACATTACATATTCTCCATGCACTCTTTGTAGTATTCTTTTACGAAACTCTCATCAACAATCTCAACGTCTGGGTCTTGTTTAACGAACCCAATAACCTGTTGAATGTTTTCACACTCTGCTTCTATTGCGGCATGAACACTTTCTTCCATGTCCATAATCCAACTTTTTACTTTTCCCATAACTAACTCCTCTCTAATCGTTGTAGTTTTTATATAAGATGTAAGCACCAGTACCAACCAATGTCATACCAATGCAAATTACAAACACCATTTGTTCCATAGTGTTTGCATATTCTATGCAGTCTCCATCGCAATCACCAGCAGAACCAGCGATTGCAATCAATCCAGCAATAATAAAGAACGAACCCAAAATGTTTTTCAATAGTACCATTACGCAGCCTCCACAACTTCATAGTCTTTACCGAACTTACCAACATTCAAGTGAACGTAGTATGCAGTGTCAAAGTAATCAGTCATTGAGTCACTGTTGTCATACCACTTCTTCTCACCAGCGGTCTTTGCAATCTTGACAATCTTGTCAAAGATAGCGGCATTCTCTTTACCGTAAAAGTCACCAGTGTGGTAAGTGTTAATCTGGTCATACCCATCGTTCTGACCAAGAGTACCTTTCTTGTACTCATGAGTATAACGGTCAAAGTATTCAAACTCTGCAAACGCAGGGCCTTTCATCATCGAAATCGTGACACTAGAATGGTGGTCACGAACAACAGAAAATTTGTACTGAGGCATCTCCGCCTTCAGTGCATTCCGAATTTTCTTGACATCTTCAGTAGAAATATAAGCCATAATTTAAGTTCCTCTCTCAGTTTCTATAATCATATTATCATTGTTTTCATAACAAGTCAAGCACTTTTTTGAAGTTTTTTTCTTCAATAAAATCAAGTAGTTATCCACTCAACATTGTTGTCAGCAAGGATAATATCACGAACTCGTTCACGGTCAAGCGAATCACCCCCACCCCACTCAAGTGATTCGCT